TCACTTAGCAAGCCATCCTGTGGATGAACTCGCAAGTGCCGCGAAAGTCGCGGATATCGTCGCCCTTGTCACGGGCATCGTATGCCAGCAACAGCACCTTGTGAATGGTGTGGTTATCGACATCAGCAACGCCATCGAAGGCATCGACAAGCATCGCGTAGCGATGTGCCTTAGAAACGTCGAAGCGGATGAAACGGAGAGCGGAAACAACAAGGTCATATGAAGTAAGCATGGCTAACTATACCACACCCTGAGATAAAAGTCAAGTTCTTTTTTTGTTTTTATTGCATTTTTTTTCTGCGTGTTAAGCTGTGCAACTCGTTGACTATCAATGACTTGCGCGGCGCGGGGAGGCCCGCCCGCCGCAACTCCCTGAGTATCAAGGAGTTACGGGGGTTTTTACTTACTCTTAACGCTACTACCTGTCAAGTTGTTTTTTGAAGTTTTTTTCTGCGGGTCTCAGCTACCTTCTGCATCCGAATGATTTTATTCTTGCGGTTGCGCTTCAGTTGCTTACGGTGTTTGGCTTGTGCTCTCTTGTCCATGGTTATGCTTTCTGCTTATAGATTACTGCGTCGAGGAATGCGACAGGTAAGGTGATGATGATAGCGGGTAGTGTGCTAAGTGGTAGCCACATACTAGGGTAAAACTCTTTAACGAATTGCCATGCTATCTCTGTGCCTGAGTAGTAGACAACAAACACAATCAGCGCAAGCATGAAGGTTTGAGTGATGAGCATAGCGGTAAGCGTATGATGGAGCCAGTTGTTAAGGAACAATTTCATTTGTTTAGTTAGGTAGTTTATTATTGTGTTGGGTGATTGTTATCGACCTATGCCGAAGCTCACGCGACCATGCGCGATGTCAAGCTGTTCGCCGTGTGCCTCCCATGCCGCTTCACGGCTAGGGAACTCGACAATGCGACCAGTGCCTTCTGCTATCTTAGCGAAAGGGTTACGGATGAGACGCTCGCACTTTTCGCGCTTCCAGTTACCGCCGAAGCAGATCTCTCCAGAGATGCCACGGTGAGTTTTCTTTTTACCGAAGAGAACGAAGAAGGGTGTTTGCTTATCTTTCATGCTGTAAGTATACTATAGGTTTAAGAGGATTGCAAGTTTTATTTTCTTTTTTTTTAGAGCCAGTTTTGCTCTCTGTTTTGTTCGTGCGCCTTGAGTATGCGCTCAATGGCAGATGCGCCTTGTGGACAGTCGGACTTGATCCAACCAACAAGGAAGCAGAGATCGTCCCGCATTACCTGCGCGGCACTGCGCTCAGTGTGGAACTTGTCGAGATCGGACTTTGTGGTGCTGTCTTTGATTGTCATGCTGTAAGTATACGATAGATTTAGGATAAAAGCAAGCTTTATTTTATTTTTTTTTCACTTTATTACAGTGAGCTTATCAAGCGCACCAGCGACATCACCGAAGAGGTTATCGAGTGAAGGAGCCATCTCCTTGAGGAGATCAGCGGCGAAGGCATCCCAGCCAACAGCCTTAGAGCCAGCCGTGGCATTCATGCAAGCCTTGCGAACAATCAAGTCCACATCACAAGGTGACAAGGTAGGGAAGTCACCCGTGAGAGAGTCGAAGATCAACTCTCCATCTTCATTGGCGAAAGTGGGAGCAAGACGGCAAGCGTCAGCGATAGCGGCGGCGAGTGTTTTAGTAGTAGTCATATCCATATTTTTAAATCGTTCTTTATTGTCTTATTACTCTGTAAGTATACCACACAATCAGAGAAAAAGCAAGAGAAAAAAACATTTATTTTTGTTTTTTTTCTTTAAAAAAAAACTTGACAACGTTCAAACCCCCACCCATTTCTCAAAAATTTTTAAGAGGTTTTTTACACTAATTCGCGGGGGGAGTATTTTCTCAATCTGTCAACGGGCATTCCCCTCCCCATTTCTCTGGACGGGTATTTTTGGGGCGCAAGGCTTATTTTATTGTTTAAAAAAAATCATCCCCCTATATAATCAAAAAATGAATCTCGACTTGATCACTAAGTTTGTCCCTTTGGTTGCGGGTATTATGTATGCGGTGGTGGGGACTGCTTACTTCATGAAGAAGGATTTTGGTTGGGGTATTATATGGATCTCATACGCTACCGCTAATTTTGGCCTTATGGTGGTAGGCAACCAGTAAAATGAGTGTAATATGAAAAAATGAGTCTTCCATACAATGAACTTCCCGTTTACTTTGGGTTAGCCAACCAAGAAGTAGTAAACACAGGATTAAATGAAACAACAGGATACATTCCTGCCACTCAAGTTTCGGTAAATTACGCTACAAATCATAGCCCCAAAAGAAATCTAGGCAAAACGGTTTCTAGTTCCGATCAATTTAGGTTTGGTGGTGCTCTACAAGCTAGTATCAGTGTGGAGTCTCTTGTTATTGAGGGAATGGAATCGGGATTTGATTTTGTTCAAACGGCAGCGCAAGAAGCATACATTCCAATCAAAATTGGAGACAATGATTTTAAAAAATGCTATGCCACGGAGGTTTCCGTAGGCATTCAGCCTTTTGGCCCCGTTATGGTTAAAGCACAATTTATTTCATTAGACCCCGCAACTGGAGTGCAAATATCTGGAGATAAAACTCCATATGATAATTCCACTATTTCATTTGACTCAGATAAAGTTGCTTATGGGCAAGATTGTGTCGTTACTAATGCCGACCTTGCCGTAGGACAAGTTCAATCACAGATAGCGTTTAGCCGAAAATATGCCAGAAGCCCAGTTTACACTTTAGGGTCTGTTAATCCATCATCTATGATTTTAGATGGCATCGAAGAAGAATTGTCAATAACATCGACAGGTTTAAACAACTTAATCAATTTAAGTGGAGATAAGCTAGGAGGCTCGCTTTCAGTAAATATAAATAACGTAGGAATAGGTATTACCAACCCGTTAGTTAATTTAATTAATTTTGGTGCAAATTCTAGGGTTCTTGATGAATCTTATGATGTAAAAGGGGGAGAAGTTGTGAACGCAAACGCATTAATAAAACAGATTAAATTATAATTTAAGTGTAACTACTTATGTAGCATGGCACTTAAAAAATTGTCCAGTATACAGTTGGAGCCGCACTTTCATCACTCCATTAAATTTAAGCAAAGGAACTTCAAGTTCACTACGCGCCAGCGGCGCTTCTTATCAACACTGCTTGACCCCGAAGTAAAAATATTCTTCGTTTCTGGTCCAGCGGGATCGAGTAAGACATACATGTCTCTTTATGGCTGTTTGCGCCTTATGGCAGAAGATACCGAAAAAGAATTGTTATATGTAAGAAGTATTGCAGAAAGTGCGGATAAAGGTCTAGGTAGCTTGCCTGGAGATATGGCAGAAAAGTTTAACCCCTTTTTGATGCCTCTGTATGATAAACTTGAAGAAATTGTGTTTGAGGGTGACACGGCCTTTCTGAAGCAGAAGGGTCGTATATCAGCCGTTCCTATAAATTTCTTAAGAGGGGCTAATTGGAGCAATAAGTTAATTGTTGCCGATGAAGCGCAAAATTTTACCTTTAAGGAGCTTACCACGTTAGTTACAAGACTAGGCGAAGATAGTAAGTTAATTATCTGTGGAGACTTCATGCAGAGTGACATTAATGGCAAAACAGGCTTTGGAGAAATGTTCGATCTGTTCTCTGATGAGAAGTCAGAAAAAAATGGAATTCATTCCTTTAAATTTACCCGTGCTGATATTGTCCGTAGTAAAATCCTAAAATTTATTATTTCAAAATTAGAAACACACAAGAAAGTGTAATACTATATGTAAAACAAGAGCAAATGTCAACGCAGAAGCGGCGAACAGCTTTTTTACTAATATAGGACTAAGACCTTGTTTATTTTGAAAAAAGAATTTTAAACCATATAAATATATAAGATGGCTCACCTATTTTGTCAAAGTTGTGGAACTAAAATTTCATATGCTCACGCACAGCCAAATTTTTGCAGTAAATGCGGAACTCAGCTTGGCAATAGCGTTTCAACTAATACTGCCGCAGGACTACCCACAATTGAAAAGTCTGTTTTAGTATCCTCAGATGAAACCGACTCTAATTCTGTTCCTGTAGTTGCAAATTTTCAGTATGAGGTAGAAGACTCACGAAATACTATCACATTAGGTTCATTAATAGGCGAGCCACCGTCTAGAAAAAACGAAGAGGGAAGAAAGAGTCGCTCTGTTGATGAATTTATTGATGAAAAGAAAAAAGAAGGGTGAGTATACTTACGAAGATTTTTCAGACATCATAGATGCCGCTATTAAGAGGCAACAGTTTAAGTGGAGACTGAAAGCTGTTAGGTGGTTTGATTTTGAAGATGTAGAGCAGATCATTAAATTACACATAGCTAAAAAGTGGCATATGTGGGATCAGGAGAGACCCCTTGAGCCGTGGATAGGTAGAATCATCTCCAACCAGATTAGAAACTTAGTCAGGAACCACTATGGCAATTATGTCAAACCCTGCTCTAACTGTAAATTTGCCCGAGGCGAAGATTGTGCCTCAACGACTAGCAAAAAACAGGACAGTAGTTGCAAGCTTTATGCGAAGTGGGAAAAGTCAAAGAAAACAGGCTTAGAACTTAAGATACCTCTTTCTACTGAGGATTTTGCTAAGGAGGTTAAGTCTAAACAATACACTGATTTCAATTTTAACGTTTCTCTTAGGCGGCTTGATTTCTTTATGGAGTTGAAGTTAAGCGACACGCACTATGTGGCTTACAGAATGTTATATTTTGAGGATAAGACTGAAGAAGACGTTGCTCGATTTATGGGATACAAGATATCCCCTCAAAAAAAGAAGTTAGGTTATCGACAAGTAAAGAACTTGAAAAAGAAGTTTCTAGAGACGGCCTTTGAAATCCTAAACGAAGAAGATATTATAGGAGATGGACCTTTCTAAAGAACAAAAGGACTTTTTGCGTGAAAACGCCTCTAGAATTCCAAATTTGATTGATTTGACGAAACAGTGTTTCGATGATGACTCTTTAGACGGAAGGTCTAAGGAAGGAAGGGCTGTTAGGAAGTTTTTGGTAGAAAATTCAATAGATTTTAAAACCACAGGTCGCCCACCAGCGGAAGTCATCGACTTTACACGCGAACAGCGTGAATTCATCATTCAACAAGCTGAGACAGGTTTGTCTTCACTGGAAATTGCGCGAATTGTTTTTTCAGATCGAAGAGTAATGCCATTAAGTTCTGAGCAAAGAGCAGTGCTAGCTGAAATTCGTGCTGTTAATCCAGATATCTTGCCATCACAAGATAGCGGGGCGCTGAGTTCATACATTTCACCTAAGTCTCCATCACGAATCATCAAAAAAATCAATGATGCTACTGGGCTAGGCTTAGATGAACCAAAACTTAACAGACAAAAGCAAGTTTGTGTTGAAAAACTTGGAGTTAATCTTTCTAACTCAAGATTTCTAAAGATTATTAATAATTATCTCAATGAAGAGGATCGAGTTCTCTTTGAGCATGAGTTTATACGTTTAACATGGGATAAGCCCGATCTAACAGCAGATGAAATTAATTTGTATTTAAATGTCTGCAAGGAGGTAATTAATTTGGAGGTTATTAGTGCTCACCTT